TTCTCCCAAACCAAGGTTTTCGAGAGCCGTTTTCACCGTGCCATCCGATTTGATATCACCAAACGGATTCTTGCGGCTTAACAGCAGAGCACGAAGCGCGGTAAGCAACTGGTCGTTTCGCCCCTTCTCCAGGCTGGCACCGGATGCCTCCACCACGCTGCAGAGTTCTTCCTGCAACATATCAAAGTAGTCATCATCCAGATCGGTGGCAGGTGTGCCAGTCTGGGGGTTACCACGGGTAAAACCGTTCTTACCCGCGCCGAACTTATCCTTCTGCGCGGTTTTCGTGTCTATACGATGCATGGATTACTCCGGATATTTAAAAATTACGTAGGTATGCGAAGGGCAGAGTTTGTTAAGCACGCACTCGACAACGGTGTCGCCCCAGATACGCAGTGCGGAATCACAGGGATCGCCACATGTCATCCAGGTGGTGTTGGTGGCGGCTGGCATGTTGACCTGCCAGTAATACCGCCATTCCGGCGCATTCACTGCGTCAGTACAGGCCGATGAGCAGGTGAACGTGCTTTTATCGTATCGCGTGATGGTGGCGTCTGGTCTGCCCAGGGCAGCAAGCTGTGCAAGGTAAAAATCCTCATTGATGCCGCCCGCCAGGTTAACCTTCGCATCCAGTCGTTGCTGACGCTGGCGAAGGGTCTGTGTCCCTGCGGGAATACATTCATCCGGCAGGCCGCACAGACGCTCCCAGCGGTTTATCAGTTCGGTGGTGGTGCGCGGATCCAGCTCCCGCATCAGGGCATCCGCACGCTGATGAACGCGGGTTAATGACGGTGCCGCACCGGCAATCGCCGGATCGCTGGCTGACCACGCCGGACCGGGGGGCAACAGTGCAGACAACAGACGGATGTAATCATCGTTTGTCACGTCCATGAAATCGTCCCCAGAACCGCCAGTTCATTTTTTGCAATGGAGATATTGTCTGCCGGTGCAAGCAACTGATGGCTGTATTCCCCGTTCGCACCGGAAATCGCCTCACTGATACGCGACACCTTCAGTTCTCCCTGCGGATAACCATCACGCAGCAGGAACGAACGCAACTCCGCGGTGATGGCAGCCCGTATTTCCGGTGTATCCGGCGTCACGCGGATATGAAAATCCACCGTATGTGCCACCGGCCTGAACACATACAAGTCAGAGCCTGCCACCGGGGCCAGTGGCCCGATATGTTGTCTTGCCGCCGTTTCTGTTGATTCTTCCGGAATGGGATTAATCAGGTCACTGCTGGCAATCATCACACCGACAGTTCCCGTTCCCATCCAGTGACGGTATGTCCATGCGCGGGTAATGCCGGGCACTTCTTTAGCCCAGACGACATAGTCCCCGTCAGCCCCGCCCTGCGGCGTCCAGTAATACCGCTCAATGACGCGGGCGCGCCACGTTTCCAGATCTTCAGTATCGAATCCGCCAGTCAGGGTATCTGCAACACCGGAAGACGGCAGACCATTCACCGGCGTGACCAGGATTAATGCCGTACCGTCGTCAGCGTTACCGACCGCGCCTGTAGTTGAGCAAGTGATCGGCACACGCAGGACACCACCGGAGCTGGTTGCATCGGCAGTTGCCGTGTACTGAACCAGGTCATCGCGCTGAATCACGCTCCCGGCAGTCACCTTCAGGCCATCGCTGACACCTTCCCAGCGCATATACCCGCTGGCAGCCGTGGCCCCCTTGCGCGGACACCGTTTCATCGCAGCATGTCGCGCCAGCCAGGACTCATCGCACAGGTCAGGCAGCATATTCATTGCCAGATAATCGATGTACCCGTAGACCGTATGCAGCGCCGCCGCATACACCTTTGCCCGCACGTCTTCATCCATGCGCCGGAGCGTGTCGCTGACGTCCAGCCTGGCGAATAAATCGTTACGGAGCATACTGATATTTTCTGCCAGCGTCGGGCGCTGAAATTCACTGTCCGCCATGCGTTATCGCACTCCACAGATCATCAAAAGAAATCATTACCGGTCCGTCACGACGCCAGAGAGTGATACTGTTACCCAGTTCATTAATCCCGGTACGGCGGATATCCAGATCAATACGGAACACCACGCCGTCATCAATCATCCATTGCAGGCATTCGCGGATATACCCCCTTACCGTCTGCACCAGTTGATTGGTCAGTTTGCTGCGCTGAAGCAGCCACAGTCGGGAGCCGTAACGGTCATTCTGTACCGCAGGCCAGGTATCCCCCCACCATCCCATCGGGACATCGGCGTTGTCATCAGGCTCCGCCCGCCGCCAGGTAAACAGGGAAATCACCACGGCGCGGGTCAGCGGATCCAGCTGTGCGCTGGCGCAGGTGCGTTTACCGTTCACCGTCAGCCACAGTTCCATCATGCCTCCATCGCTTTATCAGGTTTGTCGGTGTTACTGCCCTGACCGTTCTCTCTGTGACGATGCCCGTTATAGGCAAGCCGCATCGCTGACATGGTGGTACCGCCGGAGTCGCACAGGTCTTTCACCTGTCCGGTCACTTCCAGGTCCATTTCAAAACGTGCTCTGGGCGCATTGCGAAACGTGATCGTTTTACCTGCACCGTCCACCACGATCCCCTCCCGGGTCAGCGTCACAGACTGCCCCTGATCGTCATAGACAGCCACCTCACCCGTCTGCAGCCCTTTCAGGCGGTAGCGCCGGTCCGACACCGTAACAACCACCGCATGAGAACGGTCGCCATCCGGAAACAACACCACCGCTTCCGCACCGCTGTTTGCCCTTGCGGTAAAACCGTAGGGTTCAAGATGTTCAACCCCGGCTTTGGGTTCACCGGCAATCAGGGACACATCCACAGTCTGACATTTCGTGGCGGCACTGATGCTTTTCACCACTGCCCGCCCAATCAGGCCGAGAAGTTGTCGCTGCATGGCTTCAATCGTCCTCATCAGAACGGGTCCTCCTGTACTCTGGCTTTTTTCTTTTTCCGCGCGCCGGGGGCTTCGGGTTCAGGCAGATAAGCATCAGGTGGGCCGACACGGATTTCCGTCAGGGTGCCGTTCTGGTCCTGAGTAAACGTGACTTCCGAGACAAGCAGTTCGGTATTGTCGAAACCACAGACCGGATCGAAGACAATCACCCGCTGGTTGGGCTGCCACAGCGTACCGTTACCCTGTCGCCAGCCCTGCACCACATAGGTGGTTTCATCCGTCCGCGCCGCCCGTTGTCGGGCTTCAAAGTCAGCACGCGCAATACAACCTGCCCCCGTGGCCTGCCCTGTCTGCCTGATATACATCGGACGGTAACGGGCAATAAATGCGTCCTCTGTGCGGGCCCGCAGCGCGGTGGTGGTGGCCTCACCGAAATCATCGTCGTTTCCGGCACGCTGCCCCGCCACCTGGTAAACAGAAAACCGCTCCCGGATACTCTTCTCCGTATCACAGGAAAGGATGTTTTCCCCGAGTACCAGCGCGGTATGTGCCCGCGTTGAGCCAATACCGCCAATCACCAGCCTGCCGTGCGGGTCGTCGTAAGCCAGCGCCTGCTGCTGACCGAGTATTTTGTTGATTACCTCAATCACCGTTTCACCGTGATCAGGCTGAACATCAGGAATAACACCCGATGGCGCACCGCTGTTCACCACCTCAATGCCGAAAGGCGCAGCAAGCGCCTGCGCAATCTGCACCAGCGAGCGTCCGTTAAACTGTGTCGGTTCGGCTGCACAGTCAATCAGGTCAGCCGTCAGACTACGTCCGGCAATACCGGTGCTGACCGAACGGGCATCGTAACGAACGGGAGTCGCCTCCACCCAGCCGGTGATCACCAGCTCATCACCAATCAGCACTTCCACTTTTGAACCGTTTTTAATGCGCGGCTGAAGCGTGGTGATACCCTCATCTCCCGGCCACTGGCGAGTGATCTCCACACTGAAATCCCGCGCCAGCCGTTCAATACCGGCACCGATGCGCACCGATGTCCAGCCATTCCACTCCCGGCCATTTACCCGTAGCGTGACATTGTCGTTCATTGCACTGGCACCTTCAGAGGGATCACCGGCACAAAGCCGGGATGCGTAATGGCATTACGCCGGATAATGTCCGCGTCACGCGCCGCGTTATCAAACCAGGTCGCCGCCAGCACCAGCGCGGGTAAAACCTCATCCGGTGTGCGCTGAATGATCCGTGCAGACTGTTCAAGGCGCGTGTTGATATCCGCATTCAGATCTGCTTTCACCCGGCGCAGCGCCAGAAACAGCGCATCACTGGTTGTACGGGACAACTCCTTATCAATTGCCGTATTCAGTGTGTCGCGAATGTCAGTCAGTTCTTCCCACGTCGGCAGGTCAACCGTGTTTTTCACCGCCGGTGCATTGTTCAGTGCCGGATGCGTGACGGAAGGCCAGCCAGTGCTCTGCGCGGGTGTTGTTGCCTGCCCCACTGCGGAATTCTGCATCACCGCGGAAGTTGTTGGCGCAGGCAATCGGGTGACGGCATACGCCGCTTCGCTGATTGCGGTCGTACGAAGGGTGCTGGCAACCACGTTACGCTGCTGCGTCGCCGTGGCGGTGGTTTTACTGTCCGTTTTCCAGACGCCGCGCGGTTGCAGATCGCTGCCGAGGCTGACACCGGAAAGCGTTTTGATCATGGTGACCAGGTCGCTGGCGTTACCATAAAGGCGTTTCCCGGTACGCCACATTTTCTGCACCTGCTCAACGAAATTTTTGCCTGACGATGGCGGCGGCAGAAGTACCGAGATATCCCCCTGCAACAGCCTGGCGGCATCCGATACGGCAGAATCCACCACTTTCATCGCATCAGAAACATACCCCAGCATTATGCTGGCATTACCGATAACGTCGTTCTGCACGAAATCCGCCACACCATCGATACTGAAACCGCTGAAGCTGTCACTGATGCAGTCATCCAGTGCAGAACAGGATGACATCAGCGTCTGCGCCGTCGCCGCACCTGATGTGGGGTAAGAGAGTTCTCCTGCTTCGACAAACTTCAGGTCAAAGCGGACAATACGCCCTTCACTTTTCGATGTGCTGACCCGAACTTCCCCGTCAACACAGACTTTCAGCTCACCATATGTCGGGTGGACAAGCGTGCCGGGACCGGGTTTATTCAGCGCTTCAATCAGGCGATCGCGCTGGTCAAAGCAGTCATCTCCCACCACATAAGCTGTGATGGACGGGCGGAAAGTGACTTTTCCCAGATCTTCGGTATAGGGCTTGTCGCGGTTCGGGTATTCATGTGTTTCCACACGGCGACCGGTTCCCGCACTTTCTTCTTCAACCTTAAACGGCACACCTCGAAATGACGCATCCTGAAGCCTGTCTTTCCACGTCATATACACTCCGAAAATAAAAAAGCCACCTATTAGAAGGTGGCCTTGTAATGAATTTTATTAATTAGCGAGTCAGAAACAACGAATCTTTATACTTTTGCTGTTGTTCATTTAAATACTTAGCTGTTTCATCGCTGGCAAATGGAAATATTACCGTATTTTTAGGCATGGTAATTTCTTTTTTGTCCAGCGTCAGAGTAAACATAGGAACATACTGAGCAGAGTAACGCACCGCAGAAACGAGCTCTAGTTTAGACTCTTCAATAACACTTAAATTATCCAGGCTAACTTTCTCTTCATCTTTTTTCTTTGACGCATTTAAAGTTTTTATTACTTTATTTAATTTCTCCTGAAAATCCTCCTTAAAGTTTTCAGGATTGCCGTCGACAACAAGAATCTGTTCACCCTGATTATCTGGAAAAATAATCTTTGCACTTATCAATTTATTTTCTTTATAAACATCACCAAGTTTTATGGCTCCTCCAGATAACTGAATAATATGTTCATCTTTAAAGGAGATGTTGCCAGAGATTATGAGAGATGAAAAAATAGCCGCTGCTCCAAGAATTACACTTGCTGTGATATAGCCTTTCATTTTTCGCCTATTAACATTTTTCTAAATGTGCATTAATTCTATCACTCTATTTATGACTTACAACCAGCAATACATGTGAGGGGAATCCTGGCTACCAAAATCGGGTATAGCCAACATCGTGATTTATATCAATGCCACTGGAGCGTGTTTCCGTAACCCGCATACCTGGTGGCATATTTATAAATGATACCTTGATCTCACCATCAACTTTTGGCGCGGTAGCTTTATTAATCATGAAGGGATTCGAGCCTGTGGCATCGGAGGCGTTGTTTGCCTGAGCCGGATCCACCGCCGGATAAGGAGTGTATCCCCGTGCCGGTATTCCAGTCCCATAAGCATCATAAGCACCCGCGCCCCACTGCGCAGAGTTAATGGCATCGACCGTGTCACCGGAACTGTCGGTAAACCACTCAATAATTGGCTTCAGCTTGTCCCACATATCCTGAAACCACTTAACAACCGGCCCCCAGTTATTGATCACCATCCCCAGCGGCGACCAGGCAAAAACTTTCTTAAGGAGTTCCCAGCCAGCCTCAAAATAAGGACCAATGGTTTCCCAGAGCTTCTTGAAATAAGGTCCGACAACATCCCAGTTAGTGATAATTAATCCCGCAGCCAGGGCTATCGCCGTCGCAATCATGCCAATCGGCGTCATCGACATGATCCTGCTGACAATGCTGATGGCACCGCCCACGCCCATCAATCCCAGTTTCAGAATCGCAAGACCGGCAGCAAGCCCGACGACGCCGCGAATAACCCGGGGATTTTCATCCGCAAACTTCGTGAATTTTTCCCCCAACTCCCCCAGCCATTGCGTGATATTTTTGGCGTCACCAGAAAATGCGCCGCCAATAGCCGCAAGGCCGTTAGTTGCGGTCCCCGTCATTGCCTCCCACAGGTTGGACAGCGTACCAAGCTGTGCCTGAACACGTTTATTCAGGCTGGCCTGTTTATTCATCTTCTGCTGGATCTGATCGTAGCCATCCTTTCCTTTATCGATTAGTGCATTGACCACCTGAAGGGTTTCGGCATCATCACCAAATATTGCCTTAAGTACACCTGTTCGCTTAACGTCGGTCAGTTTTCGCAGCTTTGCCAGTTGCCTGAACATGTTATCAAGACCGCCAAAACTTCCTTTGCCGTCAGTAAAATCGAGCTGTACCCCGAGTCTCTGGCGGGCCATGACTTTATTGACGTCCCTGATTTTCTTAACGCTTAATCCGGACTGGATAACTTTTCGCAGGGCATTACCTGCCGACTCCCCGTTCATCCCCATCTGATCCATCATGACGCTGATGGGGGCAAGGCTCTGTGCAGCCTGAAGACCGTCCTTGTTCACCATCTTCAGAACAGAACTGGTTTTAGTGAAGAAGGACAACATGTTGGTATCGTCAACGCCCAGATAAAACGCCTTCTGGATAGTGTCGAACAGCCCCATCATGTCTTCTGACGCCGTTCCGGTAGCATCCTGCATCTTTGCAGCAAACTCAGCAGCCGCTTCCGGTGTTTTTTTCAGTTGTACCGCAAGATAAGCTGTCGCTTTACCCACACCACCCAGAATGTTTTCTGCCGGGATCCCCTGACGCACCAGCATCTGCATCATGTTCTGGAAATCAGCCGTTGTACCGGGTAGCTGGTTACCCAGGCCAATAGCCAGTTTATTGATGTCCTGAAAGCTCTTTCCAACCTCGCCGTTCGCATCCATCATGGCGACTTTCAGCCCGGTGGCGGCGTTTTCCTGATCGGCATAAGATTTCAGGGAAAGCGTCAGACCCGCTGCCAGTCCGCCACCAAGCGCCAGCCCACCCTGTGACGCTTCTTCCGCCTGGCGTTTAAATCCCCGGATTTTCTTTTGCATTTTCGACAGCGCGGGAGAAAGCCTGTCGACACCGGTGATCAACGCCTTAAGCTCAAATTCAGCCATGTGTGCGTTTCTCCTGCTCTATCCTGTTTGCCTGACTGACCAGCAAGGGAATTTCACTGATCGGCATATTAAGCAATTCGAAGGGATTAATGCGCCAGTAACTGGCGCAGTCAAAGAAGCGATCAGTGAGGTATTCAGCCGTCAGGCCTGGAGGAAAAAACCGGCCACAAGCCACGCCGCTGCATTCAGGTCTGCCGGAGACATCTGGTCGACAGAGCTTTGCGGCACTTTCGCCAGCCGCACGATGTATTTCGATACCACATGCGCCAGAAGTCTGACGGACTCATCCTGATTCATCTGGTAGGGATATCCCAGCTCGCGGACATCTTTCCCGGTGGGCTCATCAAACTCCAGTACGGAGAGTGTCTCGCCATGAGCGGTAATCGGTTTCTTTAACTCAAGCTCTTTCATTACTGGTAATCCCCTTCTTCACCGTGGAACTCAAGATCGACCGTGCCTTCTTCGGCATTATGGTTCGCTTCGCCGTGCAGCCAGGCAGACGACAGTACATAGACCTGACCGTTCGCCAGCTCGGCAGTGATGGTCATCTCATCAGACGAGGTGATTTTGCTCACCGGAAAATTCTTCGGCACCTTGAAGGTCCCTTTGACATAAGGTGCACGGTGAGTTTCCTTGCGGTCCACTGAACCATCCAGACCGATGATGTCATCGTTAACCGTTTTGTTCATAGGCACCTCAATGCCGCCGGTCAGCGATAGCTGCTGACCGTCAATTTTGAAATAACAGGTTCCCCCGATACGGGCCATTATGCGGACTCCTCTGAATACTGAAGACGGAACTGGTTAACCACGGCAAAGACACGCAACTGGTTAACATAGTCAGGCGGGAACAGCGTGTTCAGGCGGTTCGGATCGCTGGCATCACGCTCCACAACCAGGTACTGCTTAAACAGTTCGTAGTTTTCCACGATCCCCGCACGCTCAAGCTGACGGTAGGTTGCCAGCAGTTCCCCTTTGATTACCGCCGGGGTGACAATCGCCTGACCGGGACCAAAGCGGGTACCGTCGCTGGCAAGCTTGTGACGCCCGTACTTACTGGTAATGACGGATTTCAGTTTGCGCAGTACATACGCGCTGGTATGCAGCGTCTCGCTGTCGAGGTAGCTGTTATCCGCAACCCCGTAAGCGTTTTTCCTGTACGTGGTGACATCACGCTGAATGCGCAGTACCCCGCTTTCGACATACGCCGTTGCCACGCCATGAGACAGCAGGGTCTGTTGTTCGGTCATCGTGAACCGTTTCCCCTTCGGCGCAGGCAGCATACCCACCAGCTCACCGGTCTGCGTGGGACGTGCCGGATCGTTGCGGATAAACACCGCTGCGCGGGCGGTACGGCTTGCCGCCAGTTCGTCGGCAGGCGTCTGGGTGTCTTTTTCGTACCCCGCCAGGGTAATGTGCTGCTGGTTAAACTGGTCACCTGCGGTCACCAGTTCTGACAGCGTGCCGATCTTTGCCGTATACACATGACCATACAGCTGACGCGCATAGCTCCAGCGACCGCTGGTATCGTTCATCTCGGTCACCAGCGTGTTAACAGAGGCCGTGTCGTTGAACGGCAGGCCGATATAATCAAACGGCTCATCCGCCATTGCAGCCACCGCGCCGGTGAGAACCGGAGCGCCCGTTCCGGCGGTACCCGTCGCCACGGCAATCTGTACGCCCGCTGGCAGCACTTCGCCCCCACCAAACCCGTAGTAATTGAGGCTGACAGGAATTTCATTCCCGCAAAGCCCCTTATGACGCGCGGTCAGTGTGACCACGCCTGCCGAAGATGAAGCCGTAAACGGCAGGGCCGGAACGGCATTGATGGCATCTTTGATACTGCTGGCAATCGTCGTGACGTTATCGCCGTTGGTCACCGGAGCCTGCACGCGGGTACGTCCCACATAGACATTCACCGTGCCGCTTTCGGTTGCTTCCCCGGTCACCGTCAGCGTAACCGTTGCCGCCGCGCCTGTGGCTTCCGGAACGGCAATCACATACAGCTCACCAAACGGGTCGGTCTGGCGATAAGCCTCGACCATACGCGCCAGCTGACTTCCCGCACCACAAATCTGGCGTGCATAGTCTGCCGACGGCATCAGCACCAGACTGTTGGCAACAATCTCTGCACCGTTATTGGCATGACCAATCAGCAGCGATGCTCCGCTGTCCTGTGCAGTATTCGCAGCCTGGTTATCCATTTCCGCATAAAACAGCGGAACCAGCGTATTCGACGGAATGGTGCTAAAGCTTATCGTCATCGGTGTTCACCTTTTTATTCACGCGCCGGATATCACCCGCTGCTTCACGGCGCAGCCAGTAGTTGTTCTCATCAACATTTCGCCCTTCGGCGGGCAAAAGGTCGCCGCGGGCAGGGTCAGGAACTGACCGCCCTTTAACAGGTTTGACAAACATGAGGATCCTCAGGAAGGAAGGGTTATTTCGGTGTGATGTTCGATATCGCCGTCAGGCCCGTTACCGGGCTCGAGATAATCAACATCAATCGCCAGCGTTTGCAGTTCATCCAGACTGTTCAGATCATCCTGCTGGCGGGTATCGTCTTCAGTCAGCTCGCTGATGACCGAAAAATCGAACTGATAAATCAGCTCATGACGATTCAGATCCAGCAGCGTGCCGCCGTCATAGGTAATCGGGTTACCGCACGCTTCCGGGTTCCAGCCCAGCAGGGCCTTAAAGAGCATCTGCCGGACATCGTCCACCACATCATACGAGGCAAACTGACCGCACTCATCACGCCCGTTACTCAGTATGACAACCACGGAGAAGCCCTCTTTCAGCTCCTGCCAGTAGTCGGTCTGGCTTTTGTTTTCTCCCGGAGAGTCATCACCCGGTACCACATACGCCGCCGGGAGTCTCAGCTTTCCGACCTCCGGCAGATTTTTGAACTGTGCCGCGCCTGCCACCCGGTTTTCAAAATACGGGCAGCGGGCACGCAGCGCAGCAATAACAGGCGTCAGTTTCATCTGTGTCGTCGCTCCGGCTTCAGTGATTTACGCAATTCCCGCGCCAGAAAATAGCGTGTCCAGCTGCGGTTCTTTTCAAGAGTTTCCACCATGAAGTTATTACGTGGAGCCAGTCGCCAGCCGCTGCCACCGGATGCACCACGATGATGACTACGACGACGTTTTGCTCCTCCCCGGACACCAAAAAACAGAAACGCCGGATAGAAGTCACCAGAGATCATCCGGTTCCCCTTCCCGTTGCGCTGGTTAGGGGCAATGCGTGTCATAAAACCGGCTCGCTTTTTACTGGCTCTCGGCACCATATAACCAATCGAACGAGCCAGGCGTCCGGTCTGATAACCGGGGTTTTCACCCGGTGCCGACCGCGCACGGCGCATCACCAGCCGACGGGCATCACGCATATGACGCTGCCCAATCGTGACAAACGCCCGCCGGACACGGGCGCGGTTAAAGCGCATCTCGGCGGGCTGCTGAACATCAACGTGAAAAAAGGGAGTCGCCATTGCTGCCTCCGTGACTCTGCGTAAATTCGCCCAGTTCCGTACACTCCAGCAGCAGAAAGCGCCGCGCCCCGTTCAGATCGCGCTGACGTTTCACCCGGTACACACTGTCATCACAGACCACCTCATAATCAGCAGTGATCCCGCGGCGGTAGCGAATGGTGATGTAATGGGTGATGGCGTCCCCGGTCTGCGCGGTTTCCTGCCAGGTGGTGGCACTGGTCTGGATAACCTTCGCCCATGCCCGGAACGCAACCGGGTATTGAGGCTCCACGCCAAAGTTATCCGCGGGCATATCCACCCGCTGGCGGATCAGGACGCGTTTATTCAGTTCGCCGGGGTCCGGCAGTATGTAGGTTGCGCTGGTCTGCGCCTGACGAATTTTCATAGTGGTATAAGGCGATAAGGAGCAACCAACCAGTTAAAACTCATTGGCAACTCCATTTTCTCAACGTCTGTAACCGTTGAGCGGTTTTCGTAGAAATGGCTGACAAGTAGCAGAAGTGCCAGCTTCACATCATCAGATATCACAAGCCCATCAGGATCATCCGCAGGCCTGTCATCTGCGGTTGCATACAACTTACGGTTAAGGAAGTTTTCCGTACGACTCTGAGCGGCCTTACCAAGCAGTTCAAGCAACTCATCTTCATCAGAGAAATCATCATCCAGACGGAGCTGAAGCTTAATCTCTTCCATTTTTAACAGCATAAAACCTCCTGTGCCCGCCAGAACGCGGGCACAAAAAAACCGCATTACGCGGCGTGCTGTATTACGTAAAAAGACTAATCAACCACCAACGCTACCTTTCCCCACCAGCGCTTTAATGGCAGAGGTGTCTTCCAGGATACAGTCAAAACGATGGAAGGCCAGAAAACCGGTCTGATCATATTCCGCGTAACGCTCAACCAGACGTTTAAGAATCATGTATCGCACACGACGGATAATGAAGCGATCAAAGTCACCACAGAACATGAATTTTTTACCCGCCCCGATATCATCAATTTCCTGATCAATGACATACGGTACATTCAACACTGAAGCAGGTGCCACACCAACAATATCCGGCAACCATAAAGGGCGTCCCTGACCGTCTTCCATCTCACTGATCAGTTTCAGCGTATTATCGTTAAACGCCAGGCGGAATTTCGGTCCGCGACGATATGCAGGATCAATGCTGTGTTTCAGAGCCAGAATTTCCTGCCACTTCACCGTATTTGCCGCGGCAGTCTGTGTTGTGCCGGTCACAGATGCGACCAGCCCTTTGGGTTGTTTAGGCGTACCAGCACCAGTTCCCTGAATCAGATAACGGGCTTCACCACGACCAATACGTTCAGCAATGCGACGGGCAAGATAAGCTTCCATATCGATCGCACTGTCCTGCAGCAACTCATTAGACACACGAATTATTTTCGATGTCATTTTGAGCGCCCCAAGGCTTCCCATACCGAAATCGGTGTCTTCTTCACCGGCTTCTTCATTTTCGCCCAGCAGAACACCAACTTCGGAAGTACCATCAGCTGTTGCCCACTCCATAGTGCGACCGTCAGAAGTGGTAAGAATCTGCGCCACACTGGCGATGCCACCGTAGGATTTCATCTTCTCAACAACTTTCGCCAGGAATGTTTCTGGTACGGTATATCCGCCCTTTTCATCCTGAGCTACGCCCTGGGCACGAAGTTCACGCAACGCCTTTCGTTCTTCTGATGTCAGCTCACTGGCACCGTGACGCATCCACTTATCAAAAACCTGAGCTCGTTTCTCATCCTGTTGTGGATTGTTTTCCGGATCAAGATTCTGACGCTGCTCTTCCTCATTGCTTTCAATGTACGCCTGATCCTGACGACGCAGTTCTTCTTCGCGTGCAATTCGTTCATCAAGCGCTTCCAGTTCGGATTTTGCTTTGTTCCACTCAGTGCGCTGCTCTTCCGTCCATGCGTTATCACCAATTTTTTCATTCAGGGCGCGCATGTCAGTTGCGATAGTATTACGTTTCTGTTTCAGTTCATGCAGTTTCATGATGTTTCCTTTACGCGTTAAGAAGGGTCAGGACGCGTTCACGCGCCATACGTTGATTAATGGCTTTCTGTAGCGCGCCGCTGTTGCGCGCCTCCTGCCATGCTTTCATGGAGCGAACCGCCGAGTCAGCCTCCTGATAGGCAGGATATGTCACAGGACTGACATCCAGCAGACGGGAAAAGCGGGTTATCTCGCGAATAACAACCCCGTCCTCATCCTGATACCACTCCTCGCCGTCACGGGCGACACGGAAAGCAAAAGATGACTGGTTAATATCTCCACGTTGCATCGGGGCCAGCACCAGATCACGAATGGTCTGTGTCTCCGGAGCCTGGATGTCATAGCGCAATCCGCGCTCATCAACTGAAAGATTCAGCGTGCCTGCTGCACTACGCCCAAGAATAAAATTAGGATCGTGGTTAAACAGTGCGCGTACATCATCACCAAGCACATCGTCAAAAGCGCCGGGCCGGATGATTTCGCGGAATGAACCAAATATCAGCTCAGAACGACAGTCAAACACCGATCCATAACCGATAATGTGCGCAGGGTTATCGTCATGCCGCTCAGCACGCACCTCACCGCTGTAACAACGGATTTCACGGTCATTCATTGGTTTTTCCCTCATCATTTTTTGGGGGCTTAAAATCTCCTGCCGGGTTAGCAGCATTCACGCTTACCAGCATCTCATCCAGCCCTTCAACCGGATTCATATCCTCGAATGCGCGGGCTTCATTACGGCTCATCCATCCATCGGTAATAGCGAAGTGATAGAATTGCGCGCGCTCCTGCGGAGTTCCGCGTAAAAGCCCCGTCAGATTGAACCTGACGTAATACCCGGCGGCTAACTCAGCGCGGGTAAACAAGCGACGGTTAAGCTCCTGCTCCCAGTTCGTCACCCACGGCATCATCGTGTAGCGGACAAACTGAATCGCCTGCGCAGAAATATTGGAGAAGGTGGCTTTTTCGAGGTCATTAATCATGTGCGCAGGAATATTGAAAATACCGGCAATCATTGAACGGTTCAGTTTCATCATGTCAATGATCTGAGCGTCAACTGGCGACACAGTCAGTGCCTTGTAATCCAGATCGGCTGGCAGCAGCATGGTTTTGTTTTCCTGGCTGCGTAACGCCTGCGATGCCTTCTGCCACTGATCTTTAAGCCAGCCCCAGCTGTCCTTATTGAGTCCGCTTTTAACGGATACTATCCCCGCCGGACGGGCATTACCGCTGAAGAAGCTTTCTGTGTATTTCTGACCGCTCATCCCCATGCCTATTGTTTCGGCATGTTGCATAATCGGACTCAGCCCCATCTTCTGATTATTACCCAGCGCACGGATGTGGATCATATCGTCGGGGCTGATCGCAAACGCCCCATATTCGTTGTACAAACCGTAGGTGTATCGGCCACCAGTATTCATCAGCGTCGTTTCCCACGGCATACAGCAATCCAGGGATATGACTTCACCGCGACGATTACGTTTCACCCAGGTATACCCATTCCCCCAGCCAAGGATGTGACGTTGCTTCAGTTCGCGCCATTTGTAACTGGTTTGCCAGGTATTGGGCTCATCATGAACCAGATAAAACGCCGGATGATCGCGTGCGGGCTCAACCTTCCCATTGTGCCTGCGCATAACATGCAACGGCATCTGGGCAAGGCTGGAAGACAGGACATAGATACAGGAATACACCGCAGCCAGTTTCATCGCAGTTTCAGGACTGACATAAACGTCTGTCCGGAACAGCCCATCAGTATCAACGGCATCCCCGGTTATCGGGGTGGAAGGATTCTCCAGTGATTTACTTCTGAACAGAGCATCAAGCAGCACGCGTCCCCCTTCTGGCCATAGCCAGTGCGCCCACCAGCAGTAAACCGCCGGACAGCATCAGAGCCGGAGCCATACCAAACTGCAGGTAAAACCCGCACGTAAGCAGGCCAAAACCAGCCAGCCCGATAACATCAGCAATTAGTGATTTCATAGAATTAAGAGAGCATCGTCCGGATCAAGAGATGAGAGGAAATCGTCGGGTTCTTTGAGCATTGCCCGACCGATCGCCATAATCAGCGCAACCGCACCATCGATTTTGTTTTCCGCCTGCTCCTTGACAGGCTTCACCACATCATCGTTACCCGGAATGGTTTTGCCGACCACGTTGCCGATACACCAGGTCATGATGGGATTGCCGTCATGATGAAAGCGCCCCGATTCAATCGCCGCTTCCAGCTCTTTCATCGGATCGGACATGTTGGTGTAGTTCTGAATGATGGTGATGGGGTTCAGGTCTTCATCAGCAAGGTCATGCGACAGCCCGGTCGCCCCGAAGGGGTCGATGGGTGACTCACTGACCGGGCTGATTTTGTTCGCCGCTTTGGCCTCCTCGAGGATGTAGCGATAATCCACCTCCGCACCAGCGGTAACAGTCAGAACGCCCATTTCCACCCATTTCTGAAAGCGTTCGGCTGTCCGGCGATCTTCATTTTTCTCGACGCTGTACACCGTGTCATACGGTACCCAGAAACGCGGGGCCACACTGTAGTAATGCGTTTTACCGTCAATCTCGCGGGTATAAAGTCGCGCCATGCTGTTCATATCCAGCTTACGCGCCAGGTCAAAGGCCAGAATGCACGGCTGCCCCTCGAACTGCTCAAGGGTCAGTGATTTATCCTCGCAGCTCTGCCAGCTCACCAGGTTGAAATACGCCGAACGCGCCGACACCCAGATATTGAGGTGTTTTGTTTTAAAGACGTTTGCCAGACGGGCGTTATTTTTCGCACGCTGCTGCTGACTTAACAAAAATTCGCGATAAACCGACACGCCAATATTTGGATTGGCTTTTTCCAGCACCTGCGGGTCGGTCCAGTCGTCACCTTCATCAACGGTATAGATGATCCCGAACAGTTCATCGTTGGGTACCGAACCGTTGAGCATCTCGATAATTTCCCGCCGCTTGTCGTAGCACGGCCCCTCAATGTTGTACCCGGCGGTGGTGATGGCCCACATCAGTGGCTGACGTCGCGCCCCCATCCCGGTAAGCATCGTGGTATAAAGCGCATCGGTGGCGTGCTCGTGATATTCATCCACCACCGCACAGTGGGGTGATGAACCATCACCAGGGTTACCGATCAGCGGTTCAAACCGCGCACCATCCTCCGGACGGTTCATGTTTGAGGCGTTAACCTCAATCCCGAACGCTTCCGTCAGCATGGGTGTGCGTTTACACATCAGTCGTGCCGGACGAAAGACTTCCCATGCCTGTTTCTCCGTCGTGGCACCGGAATACACTTCCGCGCCGAACTCGTTATCACAGGCAAAACAATACAGGGCAACACCGGCAGAGATTGCCGATTTGCCGTTCTTACGGGGGATTTCGGTATACACCTCCCGGAAGCGGCGCAGCCGGGAGCCTTTATTGACCCAGCCAAACGCGCAGCAGATCACAAAGAGCTGCCACGGCTCCAGCGTGATGGGCATCCGTTTGAATGCCCACTCACCCTTGGTGTGCGGCAACAGCTGAATAAATTTCGCGGCCCGTTCAGCCTGGTCCTTGTCGAAGCGGTAACGAAACGACTTACTTTTTTCCGCCATCAGGTCATCAAGATGGCGCTGGCAGGCCTGAATCACAAACTGGCAGGCCACAATCTTTCCGCGCACGACATCACGGGCATACTGATTGGCTGCATTTACGTTGGGGTAAGATTTCCGGCTCATGATTCGATAATTTTCAGAAACGGGTTAGTGGCTTTCTTCTGCCCCGCCAGGCCAATCAGACGCTGGCGGCTGCTGGGGTCGAGTCCGAGCATTGCCCCCGTGCTGCTCATCTCGGACTCCTGTTCTTTCTTGGCGGTCAGCTCCGGATTTTTGACCATACCGCCCATTGCACCGGTGATGGTGTTGCCCTGGCTGGCAATATTTTTCACGGCACGTCGCCAGAACTCATAGGCTACGCACCACCGCTCAAGCACCGCGAGGTCAGTCACGCACAGCAGGCCCTGACCGCAGAGTTCTTTGGTTGTCAGTTGCCACATGATCGTGGCGAGAGGGAGATTTTCTTCTGCGAACCACTCCGGTGGCTCAACGCCTTTGATGGGCGTAAAAACAGGTTCATCTTTGTTCAGGGCTCGCTTGCCGGGGTTTCCGGCCAGCGCCTTGCGCGCCGTTGGCTTGGGGCGACGCCCGGAACGCCCCGCCGTTCCAGCCATATGCGGCACTCCTGGTTAAATTTCATTTTTCGCGGGTATAAAAAAACGATGGGGCGGGCAGTCCGGAAGACGTCAGGTCACAGAGATTTGACCCGCCCCTCCCCTCAGACAGTTGAGAATTATTATCACTTTAGCCGTTCACGGGCCGTCTTCGCCTTATGACACGGCCAGCACAGACTCTGCAGATTATTGTCGGCCTCAGTGCCGCCATGTGCTTTAGGGATGATGTGGTCAACGGTTTTCGCCTCACGCACCACACCGGCACGCAGACATAACTGACACAGGCCCTTGTCACGCTTCAGTACACGTTCACGGATAGCATCCCATTTCGAACCGTAGCCGCGCTGATGACGGGATTGTCCTGGCTTGTATTGCTTCCAGCCTTCGCTTTTGTGGCTTTCGCAGTAGCCTGACGGGTCTGTGGTGGTATGGCGGCAGCCACGAACACGGCAGGCTTTTGGGATTCGTGGGGGCATAAATATATTCCTGTTCTTTGTCCAGATTATTTGCCTGCTGCCAGCAAAGCGTTATGGCGCATCTCGATACTTCGAATCCCCGCTTTGTCAATATTGCATTGTCCCAACGCTGACAACAGACTCACATTCAACTCCAGACTGGCACCATACGTCAGCGGATTGGGTATAAACGGTACAGGAGTATCAGAAGTCAGGCTGGCTGGCAGTGGTGCCACCGGAGCGCTCACGTAAACCGTCCGCGAATTTCCGCAACCTGTCAGCAGCGGCAGCAGGCACAGGACGTGAAGCACAATCATCATCCGCAACAGCCACTTTGATATCTTCCAGGGTTCTCTGTGACTCCAGTGCGATCTGCTGTTTTGCATGCTGGTTAGCCTCTATAACTGTATTGATGATTTGCAGTGATTGCAGAACGTTACGGGTAATGGCAGTTGCTGATTCAGCATTTCGTACAGCCTCATCAGCACGCTCCTTTTCGTGCTGATATTTGCTGTAGTAATGCCCGGTAGACCAGATGAAGGAACCAATGACGGTAACAAAGAAGGCAACAATAACCAGCTTATATCTCAGCTTCATTTACTTCCCCACCAGCCTCTTTAAATCGGGCAATCAGGTCGCCTATTTTATGTTCATACTGACCATAACCTGCACCAGGTAACGACGCCCAGATATTGCTGCAACGGTCGATTGCCTGACGAATATCACCGCGATCAATCATCGGTAAAGCGCCACGCTCCTTAATCTGCTGCAGCGCAACAGCATCCTGGCTTTTCGGAGAGAAGTCTTTCAGTCCAAGTTGCTTACGGTAAGCATCCCACCAACGGGAAAGAAGCTGGTAACGTCCGGCTGCTGTTGATTTGAGTTTGGGGTTTAACGTGACAAGTTTGCGAGGGTGATCGGAGTAATCAGTAAACAGTTCGCCGCCAACAATAACGTCATAACCGTGGTTACGTGTCGGTTGTCGCCCGTTATCCGTTCCTTCTGACCAGGCCACCATATCAAGGAAAGCTTTACGCTGAGGATTTAGTTCCTGCATAAATTACTCCTTCGAGCTACCAAACTTGTTACCGATTACTCTCATTGCCGCACCACGAATAGCATCGACCCCGATCAGCCCAACGCCGCCACCAATGGCAACAGAAAGAGATTTAGGCCATCCGACATACTCAAGAGCGGATGCAAAAGTCAGTGTCAGAGCGCCACAGAGAAAAATCTCGAGCGTTTTTCGCTTCCAGCCACCACCACCGCCAAAATAGGCAATGCGCAAGCCAGCCATAACGATCGACATAATTACTGCGCCCAGTGGTGTGTCTCCACGCCACCAGCTCTGGAACAACTCCAGCCAGGTATTTGGGTTATGAGGCATTTGTAGTTATCTCTCACCTCGCCGATAAAGGAGGTGCAAATTGAGGGTGTACCACGAACCGCAAATCAGAAGCGGAAACGTAAAAGAAGCCGAGCCAATGGATAACTGCGGGATAGGGCAGAAGCAATTAATCCCTAGGCCCAGAAACGACAAAACCCGCTCGACGGCGGGTTTAAGTTGTGTGGCGAAGTAACCACTCATAACAGATTACAATGGTTTCTGCGGACCGCGTGAGTGATTTTATTTAATTTTTAATGTAAATTTCAGTTCCTTTTGAGTGATTACATGGAGTACATAATGAAAGTGTTCATAAGTTGGTCTGGGCAAAGAAGTCAAGCTGTTGCAGAACTTATTAGCGACTGGCTGAAGTGTGTTATCCAAGCTTCGCAGCCATGGATTTCAACCAGAGATATTGATCGTGGCGCTATATGGTTCTCTGAAATTAATGATAAATTAAAAGATGTATCTGTCGGAATTGTATGTTTGACACAAGAAAATAAAAATAAACCATGGATTTTGTTTGAAACAGGAGCACTAGCAAAAGGACTTTCAACAAATAAAGTTTGTACATTCTTGATTGACTTAAAACCAGAAGATTTAAAAGATCCACTTGCTCAATTCAATCACACAACGCCAAATAAAGAGAGTGTTTGGGAATTAGTAAGGACAATAAACAATTGTCTTGTCGATAAATCTTTAGATGACCGTATTCTAAAGCAAGTTTTTAATACATACTGGGAGCAATTTGAAAACAATTTTAAACGAGCTTTAGATCAATACCCTCCAACTGAAGAAGTAAAACCACGTACTGAACAAGATCTTTTATCTGAAATATTACAAAACACTCGTTCATTAAATCAAAGGATTAGAGTTCTTGAACGTGATGCTACTATCAACTCCATAAATAGCCATATGAATTTAACTCCTGTAGAACAGAAGGATGTTTGGTATCTACAAAAACAGATAGATGAAATTATAAAGAATGGATTGCTTGACGAGGATGAAATAATATCATTCTTAGACAAATATGACATTCCTGAAAAAATGATTAGGAACCAAATAAAATACACATTAAACCAACGATTATCTGAAAGTAATAAAAAAAAGAAATAACCTTCCCCCGTAAACATAAAGTTTACGGGGTTATTTTTTATTATAACTCCATATCTAAATGAATATCGAGAGTAGAAAGGCAACCATCAATGAATCCCTCTGCTAACAATATTTCTATACGGATTAATTTCTCATCCTTTCCTTGTACTTTGGCAATCTTCCGCTTTGAAAACCCGTACAAATAATGCGCAACCAGTAGAGAATGCTCATAAGGTTTTCTTTTTTTTAGTTGCTCCAAGCAACTTTCAATAATTAGCGCATCATTATCTGAACAAGCTTGGCGTGCCTTACTGGTATAGGGAAGAAGTCCCTTAAACCCAGCAGCTATAGGCGAATAGTCCACTCCTGAGCTATCACTAGCTGCCCATGCCCCCCAACGTTCAAGGATGATCTGAATATCACGCATCAAATTTCTCCACAAAATCAGGCCAGCACGCCTATTTCCAGCGCACGATCGATAAAACGAAATATCAGCTCCAGCTGGGAGCCATACTTCTCTTCAAATGCCACGGTATCCGCATGCAGCTCGTCGTGATGCTTTCTGCACAAAGGCAACACAAAGAGGTCATGCGCTTTTGTACCCATTCCCCCCTGACCGTGGCCTATCAGGTGGTGGGGATCATCAGCGGGCTTTCCACAACATGCACACGGCTGTGTCTTAACCCAGCGCGTGTACTTTTCATTAACCCAGCGGCGACGTTTTGGGCGTAACATAAAAGACTCCGGCGACTCCGGATCCACTTTCAGCGCCAGCACCTTTTTTGCCTTATCCTGGATGATGCTGGTGGCAGGAACCGAAGGCACAAGGTCACTTTCCCGGGTGACAGACGGCACAACAGGCTTTGGTAATCTCAGTGCCTTACGGGCTGCACTTTCCGGTAAGGCATCCGCCAGGTCATTACGAATCAGCCACCAGCACAGTTCCGGCATTGTCACAACGTGACTATCATCAAAACCGAGATCCCGACGCACAACAGACAACACCCAGCGGGCACAGTTATCCGTTGCCATTGATTCCAGCCGTTCCGTGAACTGATCGCGCAGCTGGTTATCACAGTGCCAGCACAGACGGATTGCGCCCGGAGCGTGTCGCATTGTGGTCATGTTCTCGCTGTGCCAGTCGGAATGAGGCCACTGGCAGCCTTTTTCACGAAGTAACCAGCTTTCAAGACATTCTACGCCACCAGCACGACGGATCACTGCCTCATTGCGGAACACGGCCCGAACAGCAGGATCATCCGCCAGCGGTTGTGATGCCGCGGGAACGGCACCACTGGCGAAAGATGAATAACGTTCCGGCTCAGGCTCCAGCAGTACACGCCCCTGCATAAACAGGGGCATCAGCTCTGAACCTGGTCTGAACAATACGATCCCCATACGCGGGGCTATTTCAGGGGTCAGTAGTGCTCTCACGGTCACCTCAATGAACGGTATCGAGCAACTTTAACAGCTCAGGGAATCGGGATTCGAAGAAATGCGGCTGCGTCTCGCGCGGATTTGCGGGACTGGTGATGTTCTTGCCGAACATGCAGCCTTTCGCCGTCAGCGACCAGAATTTTTTGATGTTGTTAATCGCGGTACGGCTGTATCGTTCGCGCTGCTCGACGATCCCCAGCTTCGCCATCTGGTGATATGCCTGATTAGCCGTAAGGCGGATACCATACTGTTTCAGCAGTGCACTCAGCGACAGTGTCGGGCGACTTGAGCCATCAGGCGCGTCAGCAGGAGCATCAATGGCATAGCGCGGTGCCAGATTCGGTAAGCCAACAGCCTCCTGGAGTTTCTGACAGGCCCCAAGCACTGAAGAGTTAGACAGGTTTAACTCCCTGCGCATAAAGTCCAGCAGAATCACTCCAGCCTGCATCTTGTCAGCAGCCTGCCCGGATAATTTTTCCGGTACGCTGGTTACCATATCGAAAGTACGGATCACCTTCAGATGGAATGACGGGCTGATCCACATTGCATAGGCATACACCAGTTCTTTGCAGACATACGTCCCCTGGTTATTTCCGCCATTAATGACGCTAACTGGTTGATTTTGTTCCAGAGGCGGAATTCCACCCTCGGTGAAAAGTTGTTCAATCAATTCACAGGTTTGCTTATTGGAGAGCCAGTATTTCGGGCGGTTTTTTTGTTCTCCCCCGGCTGCCCTGTGCAGATCGTTCAGGCTGTAACGCCCATAAGCATCACGACGAACTTCAATACCATCAATGACCATCAGATTATTCATACTTCGTTTCTCCTCTTAATCAGGCGGCTGCACCCGCCGGTTTCTCGTACTTACTGATAGTGATCTCGACCTTCCCTTCCGGGATAACCGGTCCCCACTCCACCAACATTCTTTTCACTTGGCTGTCGTCTTCCCACACACCCGCGTGGGTCAGGGCGTCAAACAGCGCCTTGTTATAGTTGTCCAGATCGCGGATCCGGTTATCTGGAGGAAACAACACGATCTCCACTGAAGCAGGTGCCGACGTTGGTTTCGGCAGACGACGTAACTGCTCAACTATTGCTGCGCACGCCGCGCTCTGGAATTTTCGCCCCGCCTCGCTTATCAGGCTTTTACCTGCAAACGCCCCTTTGTTGGGGTGTCGCCAGTACGTGTTCACGCTGGGCGGGAAAGGCAAGATCAGCTTCATACTTTCAGGCCCCTCTCATGTAACCAGTGGGCTGCACGCAGCCTGGCGTTTTCCTCACCGGCAAGCAGTGCGCGGATAATCCCGACCGCCTCGCTGTCGTCGTCCTTCACCGCGGTATGAAGCGTTATTCCCCGGGCCACGCCACGCTTTATCGTGATGACGCCTTTTTTCTCCAGTGCGCGAAGATGCTCCACCGCTGCATTCACTGAACGGTATCCCAGCATGGTTGCCACCTCCTGATTGGTTGGCGGAAAGCCACGCTCTTTCTGGTAAGAAATCAGCATATCCAGCACCTGCTGCTGGCATTGAGTTAACGTCGTCATTACGCCCCCACGTAATTCCCTGATAGATACCACTCATCACTCGATACAGCGCGCTTGCTGCTTTTCCGTAAACACTGCTCACGACGCGCCAGAAAATTGTTTCGTTCTGGCTGGGAGTGGCTTTCACGGAATGCCGCCATCCACACCGTTGCAGCACGACGGTATAAGCCCCTTGACTCCAGTTCTTCCGCCTGGCGGGTCAGGCACAAAATCACCCGGGGATCGTTAGTGCCGACATAGAAATTGCGCGCAGGTCTGGTTTCACGAACTGGTTGTGGTTCCGGCTCCTGCGCTCTCTCAGTCAGGCGCGGGAAATGTCTGCGTGTATCCCCTTCACAACGGTGAGCCACACGCCCACTCTGACGTAACTTGCTTGCTGACTGCAGAACGCGCTGCCGTGAGTAACCAGCAAAAGCATCCGCAATGTCTCCGGAAGTACACCCCGGATGGGCTTCAATGAATTTCTGAACGTCATATAACAGACTCAGATCACCCCCTGAATCCTGCCGGGATCTGGCTGTAGTCCACGTTGTCGTAACTGGATTTGAAGTACGGGTCTTCGCGTTTTTCGGTGTACGTGCTTACGGACGGCGATAAGCGCAGGGAAAGCTCATCCCATTTTTCCCGCAGCTTCGACGGGCTGAGCACGTTACGGCACCAGAACGGATCGCGGCTGACGCGGCTGTACATCTCGCAGATTTGTTTGTGAGTACGACCATCCTGCACACACATCAGGCGAATTTCGTTTGCCCAGGCTGTCCAGTTCGGTTCTTTGGGACGAACCACCTCGCCGTCACATTCGGCGGCCTGCTCGTACAGGGCGATGATTTTTTTCCAGAGCCACTGTGCGCAGGTCAAATCATCCTGCGTTCCCCACTGGCGCTTTTTAGGGCTGAATACAACCGCATCAGGATGGCGAGTTAAAAAATCCTGTTCATCCGTCTGCGTGTCCGGTTGCGAAGCGTCCGGACGAGAAGTTTTTTTATCTGACGGATCATGTTTTGATTTTACTGACGGATCCCCGCCAGATTCTGACGGGTGAAAACCCGCTTTTTTGCCAGATTTCGACGCATCAAATTTTGACGGGTCAGATTTTGATGCGTCAGATTTTGACGGGTCAGAATCTGACAGTTGAGAAAATGCCGCTGCCTGAAGCTTCGCAACGTTAAGCTGATAAACATTCGACGCATTGCGGTTACCCTGGCGACGCGCCTTACGCGTTAACCAGCCTTCTGCTTCCAGCCGTGCGATAGCCGTTCTGACGGTACTCATCCCCGCGCCAATCTGGCGGGCAATGGTTTCAATTGATGGCCAGCACACACCTTCGTCATTACTGAAATCAGCCAGGCGGGCCATAATTGCCACGCTGGATAATTTCATGCCTGATGCAGCGCAACCATCCCATACATAGCCGGTTAATTTAGTGCTCATGACCGACCTCTATTTCCCTGAATTTACGACGAAACTGTTCGAGCGGGCTGAAGCACTCATGCTCATAGCCTTCGCGGAGGTAGATAACCCGTTGTGTTTCCGGCTCCCAACGAATGACTCTGACGGGCACTCCGTAGTGATCTTTGAACCAGCGGTTAACTTGTCGCAAAGGACTGTCTCCTTCTGCCGGTTGAAATCACCCACAGCCCACTCTGCAAAGCTGTGGGTTACAATTTCCCTGTCACCTGGTACATTTACTGCATAGCAATACTCCACCTTCGCTTTTCCACCCGGTACAGGAAGCGCAATCAGTTGCGAGCGACGGTAGTGTGTTGTTAAACTGTTCATGCGTTAGTTTCTCCACAGTCACGACACGCCACGGCGCCCGGAGCTGCACACTCGCGGGCGTCATTACTTTCTGAAATGCAAAAAATTTTGTAGACCAGTGCTGCATGCTCCTGCAGCTTCGAAATTGAGAGGTACAGCTCGTCGTTAATTGCTGTCTTCTCATGCGGTTCCACTACACCGTCTTCAATTGCTGAACGAATCTGTTTTGAATAACTGCCGATCTGTTCAATGACTTCCAGCAGGCGCTGGTTAATATCGGCGTTGTCCACATCCTCGACGTCAGGAAGAGACACAAAGACGCCATTTGCAGACTGCGCCACAGCGTCAGCAATGAAGTGAGTTCCACCAGCACGTTGCAAAATCATTGCCCATCCCAGCGGGAAAATCTGATCGCCATCGGCACGAAGGCGGTTAAATAATGCGTTCTCTGTTACATCCAGCCAGTCAGCAGCTTCAGCGTACCCCCCCGGCAACGCTGCGATAGTTTTTCTGACAGCTTTCACGTACCACTCAGGCTGTTTTTCTACTTTCCAGTGATGCTTACCCACGGTTCACCTCCTGTTCCTGTGGTTTAAACCCATTCTGGTTTTGGCTAGATTGAAAACGTGCCGGATAAAGAATCTGCATTTCGCTGACTTCACCCTTAAAAAAATTGGCTAAACGTTCTGCAAGCTCGATAGATGGAATCTGCTCCAGCCTCTCAATACGACTCAACGTCGCTGGATTGACTTGAACACCCGCAGCAACATGCTGCAAAGTAAAACCATGCGCCTTACGCACATTTCGTAATGGTGATTGCATATGCCCTCCAAATATTGCGCGTTATGCATGTTATTTCACGCAATTATTTTGCGCAAGTTGATTTGCTTATCGCGCAATAAAGAAATGTAATAAACGCATGAACATAGGAAACCGAGTCAGACAACTTCGCCAAGCGAAGAACATGAAAATCGCCGATCTCGCTGAAGCAATAGGAGTAGATGCGGCGAACATCTCGCGCTTAGAAACGGGTAAGCAAAAACAATTTACCGAACAAACACTGAGTAATATTGCCAAGAGCTTAGGTGTTGATATTGCTGATCTCTTTACCTCTGCCCACAAAAGTAATACTGTATATAAAAACAGTAATAATGAGGATGTTGCGCAGGTGAAGGATGTGTTCCGTATTGAAATGCTGGATATCAGTGCCAGTGCGGGAAATGGCCTTATCCAGGGCGGTGATGTCATTGATGTGATTCATGCCATCGAATACAGAACTGATAATGCTGTATCAATGTTCGGCGGACGACCAGCCAATCACATCAAAGTTATCAACGTTCGTGGGGACAGTATGTGTCCAACCATTGAGCCAGGAGATCTCATCTTCGTTGATGTCAGCATCAATCAGTTTGATGGTGATGGTATATATGTCTTTGGTTTTGATGACAAAATATACGTTAAAAGACTTCAAATGATTCCTGACAAACTGCTGGTGATTTCTGATAACCAGATTTACCGTGAATGGGGAATTACTAGCGAAAACGAACACCGATTCATGGTCTTTGGAAAGGTCTTAATCAGTCAGTCGCAAACCCTTAAGAGACATAATTAACCTCAATATCCCATCCATCGGCCACCGAAAGGTGGCTTTTTATTACCTATAAATTTGCATATTTCGCAAACATCACTTGCATATCTCGCAATTTAATTTTATCTTTTGTTCCAGACCAACTACAGGATTACAACAAAATCTGGTTGCAACACGGTGCATGTGTCGTAAGCAGTCAGTAAATGTCAAAAACGAACAGGCAGGACGCCCACGAAGTAGCCGCCTGGGGCATATGAAGTCCAGGATGATTCGTTAGCAACAAAAAAGCGCCCTACAGGACGCTTAGCTCTTTAACAATCTGGTCCCCATCAACAAGTAACTGATAACTTGAGGAGATGTGAAATGCACAAAACAGAACCCAAAATCGTCGCGCCTGGCTACACAGATGAGGAAATTTATGAGTGGATGACAAAGAAGCTGGCAGCTATAAACCAGCTTCGTGAAGTGCTGTCTTATCGACAGGAAACAATAGACTCCTTAAAAAAACTGGATCAGGAAATCACGGTTTTATCACAGGATGTTACTTTAGATATTGTGCAGACAAATTAGGATCCCATTCATTTTCGTCAAAATCATCAAAGTGATGAATTTGTGATCTCCAGTCTCGATAATCTAAAAATTTCTGGGCGGTTACGCTTATTTTATCAAGTGTGAGTTCATCCTGAATTGAAAGAAGAAGTTCATCAAATTTCATCTCATTAATCTGTTTTGGCATCCAGTGATGCTTCATCAGAATAAGGTGAACCAGAGCCTTTTTCCCATTCAACTGATTATAGGGAGTGCCGAATTTCTTCCGGTGCTCATGTAAGACAAGGTCCAAAAGAGTAAGTAATGTTGCCCTTGATTCAACTTTGCTTATTTCGACTGATGACACTACCCCACTGATTTCAATGCCCCGATACTTTCCAACATTTTCACAGTGGGATTTGTACAGCGTATAGATATTACCGGACATTTCTTTTCCTTTTGCGTTGTTGGGGATAACCAGATTAACCGAATCCTTGTTGTTGGGGAATAACTAGGTCCACCTCGCCTGATGTGGCTAAAAGCAGGCACATAACAGCTAAGTATTTTCAACCAGAGAGAATCCTTAGCGTTGTGGTGAATGCGGCTCAGCGCACGCGGGTTAAGGTTGAGGCTGACAGTCGACCTTCTGTGGATACCCACCCGCCTGGTGTGCAACCTTCGCCAGGCACCGGGAGGCACCCGGCACCACAACTTTATGCTGTGTGTAGTCTTGGCGGTACCAGCTTGTACCCTTGCTTCCGGCTGGTACCGTCCTTTTTACAAAACAGAGAAGAGCATCACCGGACGACGGGCTCATAACCCAATCCATCCGGGCGGCAGTCACCGCAGGTGTTCTTCTCTGTTTTGTGGAGAAACTAACCGACCTTGCAGGGTCGATATGATGAGGAGCAGCAAAATGGCTAGCGAACGCAGTACTGATGTGCAGGCATTTATCGGGGAGCTGGACGGCGGCGTATTTGAAACCAAAATCGGCGCAGTTCTCAGTGAAGTCGCTTCCGGTGTGATGAACACGAAAACCAAAGGTAAGGTCTCGCTCAACCTGGAAATCGAACCGTTTGATGAGAACCGAGTGAAAATCAAACACAAACTCTCATATGTTCGCCCGACTAACCGCGGGAAAATTTCCGAAGAAGACACCACCGAAACGCCGATGTATGTCAATCGCGGTGGTCGCCTGACTATTCTGCAGGAAGACCAGGGACAGTTACTGACTCTTGCCGGTGAACCTGACGGAAAACTCCGCGCAGCAGGTCGTTAATATCGTTTTTAATTAACTGATTATTTATCTCATCACTGAATATCTTTATATAGTGAGGACTTATTATGTCTCAGAACTTAGACGCAACCGCAATTAATCAAATCCATGCCCTTATTTCTGCTCAGGGTGTTAATGAAATTATCAGTAAGATTGGTGCCGATGCTGTGGCATTGCCTGAGAATTTCCGCATTCATGATCTGGAAAAATTTAATTTAAATCGCTTCCGTTTCCGTGGTGCGCTTTCCACTGCCAGCATCGATGACTTTACCCGTTATTCTAAAGATCTTGCAGATGAAGGCACCCGCTGCTTTATCGATGCTGATAATATGCGTGCCGTCAGTGTGCTTAACCTGGGTACTATTGATGAACCAGGTCACGCAGATAACACCGCCACACTCAAACTGAAAAAGACAGCACCGTTCTCTGCTCTGTTGTCTGTTAACGGCGAGCGTAACTCCCAGAAGTCACTGGCAGAATGGATTGAAGACTGGGCCGACTATCTTGTGGGCTTTGATGCTAATGGTGACGCTATTCAGGCAACAAAAGCGGCTGCGGCTGTCCGTAAAATCACGATTGAAGCAAACCAGACCGCTGATTTTGAAGATAATGACTTCAGCGGCAAACGCTCCCTGATGGAGTCTGTCGAAGCGAAGACCAAAGACATTATGCCAGTGGCATTTGAATTTAAATGCGTTCCGTTTGAAGGTCTGAAAGAACGTCCGTTTAAATTACGCCTCAGTATTATCACTGGCGATCGTCCTGTACTGGTTCTACGCATTATTCAGCTGGAGGCGGTGCAGGAAGAAATGGCTAACGAATTTCGTGATCTGCTTGTTGAGAAATTCAAGGACAGCAAAGTAGAAACCTTTATTGGTACTTTCACCGCCTGATTTCATTACTGCAAATGCCCCTGCGGGGGCATTTATGGAAACGTAATTTACTCAATAATCGCCGGATGGTGAGGGATTCTTTTTACCAGAATTCAGCGCGGTGCAGCGCATATACGTGGAGAACAAAATGTCATTTATTAAAACTTTTTCCGGGAAGCATTTTTATTATGACAGGATAAATAAAGACGACATCGATATTAACGATATCGCGGTTTCCCTTTCAAATATCTGTCGCTTTGCCGGTCATCTTTCGCACTTCTACAGCGTCGCCCAACATGCGGTTCTTTGCAGCCAGCTGGTGCCGCAGGAATTTGCTTTTGAAGCGTTAATGCATGATGCAACAGAAGCGTATTGCCAGGACATTCCCGCACCACTGAAACGCCTTCTTCCTGACTATAAACAAATGGAAGAAAAAATAGACGCCGTAATCCGTGAGAAATACGGGTTACCCCCAGTTATGAGTACGCCCGTGAAATATGCCGATCTCATCATGCTGGCAACCGAACGCCGCGATCTCGGGCTTGATGATGGCTCTTTCTGGCCTGTACTGGAAGGTATCCCGGCAACAGAGATGTTCAACGTGATTCCACTGGCTCCGGGCCATGCCTACGGGATGTTTATGGAACGCTTTAACGAGTTATCGGAGTTACGCAAATGCGCATGAATGTTTTCGAAATGGAAGGGTTTCTTCGTGGGAGATGTGTACCGCGAGATCTGAAAGTAAATGAAACAGATGCTGAATACCTAGTGCGTAAATTCGATGCGCTTGAAGCTAAATGTGCAGCACAGGAAAACAAAGTAATACCAGTGTCAACTGAACTGCCACCAGCAAATGAAAGTGTTTTGTTATTCGATGCTAACGGAGAAGGCTGGCTAATTGGCTGGCGTTCTCTCTGGTACACCTGGGGACAAAAAGAAACCGGAGAATGGCAGTGGACATTTCAGGTCGGGGACCTTGAAAACGTCAATATCACTCACTGGGCAGTAATGCCAAAAGCACCGGAGGCTGGAGCATAATGACCACTTTTACCGACAAAGAACTGATTAAAGAAATTAAAGAGCGTATCAGCAGCCTTGACGTGCGAGACGATATTGAGCGCCGTGCTTATGAAATCGCACTCCTATCTCTGGAAGTAGAACCAGATGAACGCGAAGCTTATGAATTATTCATGGAAAAGCGTTTCGGTGACTTAGTAGATCGTCGGAGAGCAAAAAACGGCGATAACGAATACATGGCATGGGATATGACTCTCGGTTGGATCGTCTGGCAGCAACGAGCTGGTATCCATTTTTCAACAATGTCACAGCAAGAGGTGAAATAATGGAGCCATACAGCCTCACACTCGATGAGGCCTGTCATTTTCTCAAGATATCCAGACCGACTGCCATTAACTGGATACGCACAGGGCGTCTTCAGGCAACACGCAAAGATCCCACTAAGAATAAATCTCCTTACCTCACAACACGACAAGCCTGCATTGCGGCTCTTCAGTCTCCGCTGCATACTGTCCAGGTGAGCGCGGGTGATGGCATAACAGAGGAAAGAAAATGTCACTCTTCCGCAGAGGTGAAATATGGTACGCCAGTTTCACATTGCCGAACGGTAAAAGATTTAAACAGTCTCTTGGAACAAAGGACAAAAGGCAGGCGACAGAACTCCATGACAAGCTAAAGGCTGAAGCATGGCGGGTCAGCAAACTTGGTGAAATACCTGATATAACGTTCGAGGAAGCGTGCGTCAGGTGGCTTGAAGAGAAAGCACATAAAAAATCACTGGACGATGACAAAAGCCGGATCGGATTCTGGCTTCAACATTTCGCAGGAATGCAACTAAGAGACATTACTGAATCAAAAATTTATTCAGCAATGCAGAAAATGACGAACCGGCGTCATGAGGAAAACTGGAGACTCAGGGCAGAAGCATGCAGAAAAAAAGGGAAACCTGTTCCAGAATACACGCCAAAACCAGCGTCCGTTGCAACGAAGGCTACGCATCTTTCATTTATAAAGGCCCTACTAAGAGCCGCAGAGCGTGAATGGAAAATGCTGGATAAGGCACCAATTATTAAAGTGCCTCAACCAAAGAATAAACGGATCCGCTGGCTGGAGCCCCATGAAGCACAAAGGCTGATTGATGAATGTCCGGAGCCATTAAAGTCTGTTGTTGAATTTGCACTGGCAACAGGTTTAAGACGCTCGAACATCATCAACCTTGAATGGCAACAAATAGATATGCAGCGCCGGGTGGCATGGATAAACCCGGAAGAGAGTAAATCAAACCGCGCAATTGGCGTTGCGCTGAATGATACTGCATGTCGCGTATTGAAAAAACAAATCGGGAATCATCACCGTTGGGTATTTGTGTACAAGGAAAGCTGTACCAAACCAGACGGAACGAAAGCGCCAACAGTAAGGAAGATGCGGTATGACGCAAACACAGCCTGGAAAGCGGCGCTGAGACGGGCTGGTATTGATGATTTCAGATTTCACGACTTGAGACACACCTGGGCAAGTTGGCTGGTTCAAGCCGGAGTCCCGTTGTCAGTGTTACAGGAAATGGGAGGCTGGGAGTCTATCGAAATGGTTCGTCGATATGCTCACCTTGCACCTAATCACCTTACCGAACACGCACGGCAAATAGACTCGATCCTGAACCCATCGGTCCCAAATTTGTCCCAGTCAAAAAATAAGGAAGGTACTAATGATGTGTAACTTATTGATTTAAATGGTGCCGATAATAGGAGTCGAACCTACGACCTTCGCATTACGAATGCGCTGCTCTACCAACTGAGCTATATCGGCCCTGAAAGGACATGTTCACGAACGTGAATCACGGTGGACAAGGTTAAAACTAACCGGGCGATGCGTCAATGGCCTTGTGAATCAAATGGCTACTTTTGCATCACCCGGTTTTATTTACGCACGAATGGTGTAATCACCAATGCCGATCCACTTGTAAGTGGTCAGTGCTTCCAGCCCCATTGGGCCACGCGCGTGGAGTTTTTGTGTGCTTACCGCCACTTCCGCACCCAGACCAAACTGGCCGCCGTCGGTAAAACGCGTAGAGGCGTTAACGTAAACAGCGGACGAATCCACTTCGTTAACAAAACGCTGGGCGTTGCGCATATCGCAGGTCAGGATCGCATCGGAGTGTTGTGTGCCGTGTTCACGAATATGGGCGATGGCATCGTCAAGATCGCTGACGATTTTGACGTTCAAATCTAATGACAGAAACTCATCGTCATACTCTTCGGCTTTAACAGCAACCACCTTCGCAGGGCCTGCCTGCAACTGCGCCAGTGCAGCTGCATCTGCGTGTAATGTCACGCCGCTTTCCGCCATTTGTTTGCTTAATGCGGGCAGGAAGCTATCGGCGATGTTTTTATTCACCAGCAACGTTTCAACCGTATTACATGTGCTCGGACGCTGAGTTTTCGCGTTGACGATCACTTTTAATGCTTCAGCGATCTCTACACTTTCATCAACGTAAATATGGCATACGCCTATACCACCTGTGATCACCGGGATTGTCGACTGTTCACGGCACAGTTTATGCAAACCAGCGCCACCACGCGGGATCAGCATGTCGATGTATTTATCCATACGCAGCATTTCACTGACCAGCGCACGGTCAGGATTATCAATCGCCTGCACGGCACCCGCCGGTAAGCCGCAGGATTTCAGGGCGTCCTGAATCACCGCCACCGTTGCAGCGTTAGTGCGACACGTTTCTTTGCCACCGCGCAGGATCACCGCATTACCGGTTTTCAGGCACAGCGAAGCGACATCAACCGTCACGTTCGGGCGCGCTTCATAAATCACGCCAATAACCCCCAGCGGTACGCGACGACGCTCAAGACGCAGGCCGCTGTCCAGTACGCCGCCATCGATTACCTGCCCCACCGGATCGGCGAGGTTGCACACCTGACGTACATCGTCGGCAATGCCTTTCAGCCGTGCGGGCGTCAGTGCCAGACGGTCAAGCATCGCTTCGCTAAGGCCATTGGCTCGCGCGTCAGCAACATCCTGGGCGTTAGCGTTGAGGATGATTTCGCTTTGTGCTTCCAGTTCATCGGCGATTTTTTCCAGCACGCGATTTTTTTCGCGGCTGGAGAGTTGCGCTAATTTATACGAGGCTTGCTTCGCGGCAATGCCCATTTGTTCCAGCAT